GTCTATGGTTTCCGTTGCATTTTCGCAACATGGGGGGGCTATTTCGCCGTGACCGACCCGTCCGCGCCGACAACGTAGCGACGTGATGCCTCTCGTGCCTTCCGTCTGCGTTCGTTTACCACGGCCCACGGTCCGCCCTCGAGTCCATGTCGTTTCATGTGGCAGTCCCTACATAACAGCTCAAGGTTGTCGAAGTTCAGAGCGATCTCCGGATGCTCGATGTTAACCGGATCCAGTTCGATCTTGTGATGCACGATCTCACCCGGCCGGTATATCCCACGACGTAGGCAGTCCTCGCATAGATGATGCCGCCTTGCTGCGTAATCGTTACGGCAGGTCTGCCACGCCTTCGAGCTATAGAACTTCCTCGCGAACTGTTTCGCCATATTCCACCTCATACCGACACGGATCAGGAAACCGCTCCTCCATCTGTTTGCGTACAGATCCGGCAAACGATTTGTTGCTCGTGCTGAAGAAGTCAGCGTTCTCTGGTATTACCTTGTCAGGGTTTACAGTTTTTACGTCTTTGTGGAACTCCCCGCCGATTCTGGCATAGTTCCCGTACAAACTCCGGAACATCGGACAACGTGGAAACATCTCAAGCGCTTCGAGTGCTTTCTCCCGGTCGACCAGGATCGGGACGTGCAGCGCATAGTCCAGAGTCGTGAGTCCTGCTGCCTGGAGCTGGTCGTTACATAACCTGAGCATCCTGGTATAACCCGACTGTCTTCCGTAATGTCTGGCCTCGACATCCTTAACGTGATCCATTAACAGACCGCGCTGGTATGTGACTGCCTTGGTCATTGGTGCCATGACATAAAAGTCATCGTTGAACAGCCAGAACTTCTTTGTGATCTTATCGTTCCGGCACACTTCGAGCAGACTGCTCCGGACCCGTTCCCACTTGCTGGATCCGATCTGCTGCATCGGCACGTACTCGTCCGGTACGATTCCCGCAGGTTTCCCGCAGTAGAACCAGACTTTGCCGTGGTCCATGTTCTCCTCGATGCTCCTGAGGCTGTACCGAAGTTCGTCCGGTTTGCAGTTGTTCTTTAGGATATAGACGACGTCGTACTTCCGCATAAGTTTCTCCAACACAAAAGGACCCTGTGCGCTTTGGGTCCTTCTGTGGCTTTGTGAATATCGTGGAAGGTCATTACGGGAGTTGCACCCGTCAGAGACTACTATGACCAGAAAGCCGGGATCACCCCGGCACAAGGTGATTTTGCTATGATGGTTCCGCCATCTTTTGCACATACACCATAACACAGAGTTATACTGTAATTCACTGTAAACTTACTCGGACCGGCCGACTATTTTGATATAGCTCGGTGATGCCCAGTGCTCGGCCAGGATCATACAGGCCGCCGTCCTGACCTTCGGGTCATCGTGCTGCAGGATAAAGTTCTCGAGGCCTCTGGCCTGATCGATGAGATCCTCTTCCGTCTTTCTCCGGGACAGACGGTTCCCGCTGTCGAACGTATGGACAGCAGCAGCTCCTTCCTGGTGCACGATCTTGTTCTCCTTGGCCAGACATTCCAGGACGAACAGCTCGTCCTCTCCGTACTGCATCCCCTCGACGAAGCGGATGCCCTTGAGGAACTCAGCCCGGTACAGTTTGTTCCAGACATAGTACCATGACTTCGGAAGATGCTGCACGTCGTAGATCCCCGGTCCGTTCCGGTATTTGTTCGGAACGACTGTCCGCCCCGTCCTGGCGTAGCGCCTCCAATGATTGAACTGGACGACGTTCAAGCCTTCCCGGATCACGCTCGACAGGATCTTGTAGGCCTTGTCCGCCAGCATATCGTCTGCATCCAGGAACGTGATCCACTCGCCACGAGCTGCATCGAGTCCGGTATTCCTGGCCCCGCTGACTCCAGATCTGTACCAGTTCTCAAGGATCCGGAACCGCTTATCGGCTCCCACATAATTCAGCAGGATCTCCGGCCCGCCGTCTTCGCTATTGTCATCCACGAACACAAACTCGAAGTCCCCGTCCTGTTTGTGCAGACTCTCGCAGCATCTGCCGACTGTTGTCTCCGCATCTCTGAACGGAACTATTACACTTATCACTTGATGACCTCCTCAATTTCCGTCTCGTAGTCAACGTCACATGTGTAGTCGTTGATCGCCACGTAGCTCTTGTTGACCTTGTTCGGGTTTGTTCCGCAGATCACCGACCACAGTTCCCATGCGATCGGTCTCCGCTTCAGTCGTCCCTCTTTGTCCAGCTGTCTGACCTTCCGGCATGACCGCCGCAGCAGATCCTGATCCAATACCTTGAAGGCGAACGGCTCACGCCACTTCTTCGGATACTCCGGAGCGAACGGCGGCTTGGATCCGAACAGCATGATGCTGTGCGTCTTGTACTCCACTATCGTCCTGATTGCCTCTGGTGAGAAGATGACGTCCCCAAACATGTAACAGGCCGGCTCCTCCATCGGGAAGAAAGCGTCGCACCAATAGCCGTCGGAGTCGTTGTACCCTCTCGCGTCGTAGCTGTTGTAGTGTACCAGCACCGGAACCCCGAAGCTGTTGAACTGCTCCGGATAGTTGCTGCTGATTTGGATGTCCTCGACGCCGGCTTCCCGCAGCAGCCGGATCGTCCTTGCTACGATCGGCTCTCCTTCCACTTCCAGCAGCTGCCTCGGTGTGTCCCATTGACGGTATGTCCCGCCGCACATGATGATGTATCTCATTTCAAGACCTCCTTGATGATGTTCGATAACGTACACGGAAAATCCAGCACGTCCCGGCAGGTCATCCTCTTGTACTTCTTCGGAGTCCATGAGTTGTGCAGCATGAGCATATCGGTCGGCATCACATCCTTCAGATGATTAGTGAATACAAAGTAGAACTTCTCGTACTGCTCCCTCCGAGGTCCGGGCGGCATCATGTATGTCTCCGGCCAGCGGCTTGTGATGTCCCCGATCCGGATTTCCTTGTTCTCCCAGAGATAGGAATCCGTGAACTCGTTGCCGAACATTGACCATCTGGCATCCTCTTGTTTCTTCATAACTTCATCCTGCCACGCCGCCCACCGCTCGAACATGTCAGAGTGCGGTTCGGTCTGCAGGAACCCGATCGTGTTGTGCCTTGTATTTGGATAACCGAGAATCGTCTCCTCCGGCAGATCTCCCATGACGATCGTGTCAGCATCGAGCCACGTCCCTCCGTTGTCCCTCAGAACATGGACCCTCACGATGTCCGCAACTTGCTGAAGCGGATACTGTTTAACCAGATCCATCGGCAGATCCGTATAATTGTGCAGGTTGCTGTAATCGAGCAGCACATACTCGAACGGCCACGTCGCCATGCACAGATCTATGTAGGCCGGTTTCGGCCCTTCCCAAAATGTAAATATCATCTAATAACCTCCTCGACCATGTCCAGACCTTTGCGATGCAGAGCGAAGCAGTTCTCCTCGGAGTAGCCCAGAACATCCGCGATCTCCCTCCATTTACGGAGATTTACGTATCGCTCCCGCAGCACTTCGCCAGGATCACCCGGAACACGCTGCACGGTCCGGAACACTTCCTGCCTGATCGCCAGCGCATCCGCTTCAGCCTGGAGAAGCTGCTCGGCCTTCTCAGCCAGCCGGACCGCCTGGATCTCGACCTTCTTGGAAATATCCCCGGACCTCGGAAGACCGTCCCCTCCGAGCGAGCTGCGGATGTTGTCGATCTGTTCCATCTGTTCCAGATACTCCGATCGGATTGCCTGGACGGCTCGCTCAGCTTCTCTATATTGTCGAAGGTATTCTTTTGCTGTCATACTTTCCCCTCGTACACTCTGATCCCGCAGATCTCCGCATACATCCTCTCGAATCTCGCCCCTGGACTCTTCTCCCAGTCCGGCAGCATGTACACCGCATCGGCTTCCATGAGGAGGCGCAGACCACGGTTGATATAATCCCGATACTCCCAGCCGTAGACCAGTCCCTCGGCGATCGGGTTGAGCGCCTCGCATCCGAAAGCCTCGAGCAGTTCAGCTGCTTCGTTGAACTTCTCCTCGTAGTCGGTGCGTCCTGTGACTGGTCCTGCTATGTATATCTTCGGTCGGTTCATTCGCTGCCTCCTCTCATGTCTGCTCCGCAGTTTGGGCAGAAGTTTTCATCATTAATGTTGAGTGGTTGCACTGCGTGGCATATTGAACATTCTTGTGTTGATTCACCCGGAAACAAATCATCAACATGATATATCCACTCGCCCTTCGGTCTGTCGGCAAGTTCCGCATCGCATGGAATAACGATAACATTCTCTCCGTTTTCTTCTCTAACTCGCTTCGCCCATTCGTTGAAGTCTTTTGTCGGCATAAGTGTTCTGCTTCTGATTACTGTCGGCTCGGCTTCGGCTGATGGAGCATCTATAATGTTCTGCCTTACGACTTCAAGCGGAACGTGATACTTTGTGTCACCATTGTCACCGATGTAGTCTCCGTATAGGTCTAATAGCCATTGTCTGCTGATTACGTCACCGTCTAACTTGCTTTTCTGTTCCTTAACATCTTCCGAATCGGCTTTAAGTAAAGTGTCATCATCCTTTTTTTCTTTAGGTTTTTCTTTAGGCTCGGCTTTCTGTCCTAACCCTATTCCGTGTTCTTCCAATGTTGTGAGTGCGGCATCACGCTCCCACTTGATTTGGTCTAATACAGATAGTGCGGATATTGCCATGTCTATGGCTTCTTCTCGCATTTCTCTTAATTTCGTTAAGTTCTCATCGTGGCTACGCCGTGGGTGTTGAAGGGAACACAATGAGCAAAACATTCCATTAAGAATATCAATTGCTTCTTCCCTTGTCATTCTGAATCACCGCCTTTCAAATCACGCAATCGTGATACTTCTTTCATTAGCCTTACTACTTCTGCCTCTGCTTTATCTAATTTCTCTCGCCTTTCTTTGTAACCATCAAGGACAGAAAGATTTCCGTCATTATCAAAAAATGTCCAGCGTAACTCTTCACTACTTGCCCTTTTGTATTTGGAATAAGCACTCTGCAAGGCAAAAACCGCACTTTGAAACATAAGGTCATAATTTGGTGTTGGCTCTCTCTTTGCCATTACCCCTCACCGCCTTTGTATGGTTTCGGTAAAGGCATCCATGCGATGATGTCTGCATCCCTTGTGCTTATACACGTTGCTTCACCTTTAATGGTAATGGCTTTCCAATCTTCGTGCGTCCATGTCCCGTTCGCCTCTGCTACCGCCATGTCTGTATAATTGCCAACGTATTTGCTTCGCCTTGTAACCAAGCAATCCATTGGGCAATCTTCTGCACTCGGCAACCTCTCACTACATGGAATCCACCCCTGTACGGCTTCGGCTGATGGAAGATTCCGTAGCCTTTCCTTGCACTCTTTGCATTCCTTTGCCACTTTTGCCATTGTTTCATCATAGATCTCGTTGGTTCTTTTTTCTGCTTTGGCAAACTTGGCTTTCCACGCAACCGCCAAATCGTTAAGTTCTTTACAGTGTTCTTCCATGCTCACCGCTTCGGCTGATGGGAGTGCCTTGAGTGCTTCTATTGCCATGTCTATGGCTTCAGAATATTTGAGAATCTCATCGTTTTCGTTATCTTCAAGCCATTCGTGGAGATGTTTGCTTCGCTCCGAAAAATATGCTATCGCTTCTTCCCTTGTCATCATGCCACCCCCTAATCGCAAGTGTTGCCGATGTTGAACTGACGATAGTACTTGCCGTCCCTCTGGAAAATACTATGTCCATAGTACCCGTAGCCCCACATCCATGCGTCAGGCACTCCGTCCGGAAGCAGGTAAGCCTCCTGCTCTTTGTAGTCCATCGACTGTAACTTGTCGTATTCCTCTTTCGTTATCTCTTTCGTTATTTCCTGCATCGTTACTTCCTCCATTCATTCGCATGTGGACACGTTGCAAAGTGCGAGATATATCCGACTTCATCGGACGAAACATCCAGCACTCCCTTGACCACTCGTCCCTTTGACGTCACCAGCGTCAGATTTCCGTCATCCTTTTCCTTGTATGGCACCGGCTTCGCATTGACCGGCATCTTCTTTCCGTTCTCCGTTACGAGCCACAGAATGCTCGCTCCGCATGATTTACATTTAGCCATCTTTGCCTCCTATCCGTGCACGTCCCCGACCACCACAGGTCTTATCGCCATCAGCTCGTCCGTCGACTTGCCCAACGTGCCTGTGAAAACACTTACCTCTTTAGTTTCGGGTACCCTCTCACAACGTGCCTATCCCGACGCAAACGCGCCGTTAATCTTCTTCCTGAGTTCCTCCGGCATTTCGACCGCATCGACTTCCGGATCCGGTTCGAGCTTCTTGTATTTCGGCGGCTCGATCGGAGCCGGTCGCTGATCAGACTCTGGCCGTGCGAACTCCTTCTCTCTGCGCTCCCACGTACGGACCGATGCTTTCCAGTCCCGGATCTTCTGTCCGTTCTTCTTGGTCCATTCCGTTTCCTCGTAGTAATCGAAGAACTTCGCCGGATCCATTTTGTATCCCATCTCCTCGACATACTTCGAAACTTGTGCGAGCGTCGGAGGGACTCTGTCCCTCTCTATTTCTTTATTATTCTTTAAAATTATTGTTCGTGTACCGTTTGCTGTACCGTCTGCTGTACCGTTTGGTGTACGCGAACCTTGGAAAGTTTCGTAGTTTTCAATGGTTATAAGTGTTCCATAAGGTGTACCGTCTGCTGTACCGTTTGCTGTATCATCGAGTTCCTTGAGAAAACGGATAACTTTGCCACGGCTCCAGCCCCAATCTCTGGCTAAAGAGTCCGCACTCCGGAGCAGCTGACCACGCTTGATCGTAATGATTTTGCCCTTGATCTCGACGGTCTTGTCCTTGTAATTTGCTTTCAGCAGCAGGTCGACCCATGCCTGGCCCTTGGTGAATGGCTTCTCTTTCCAAAGCGGATTATCCAGCAGTTGTCTATATAGTTTTATGTAGCCATCATTTGCCACCGTTTTCCTCCTGATAAAGTATTTTATGGATGTATCGACCTGTCTGTCGTTTGTCGCAAAAGACCACGGAGATCGGATATTTCGCCGTCCAGGAAGCAAGGACTCTGTATACCTTCTCGCCACGGACCATGGTGTGCGGGCTGGACCATCTGATCAGGTCGACGATCTCCCGCACATGGATCCATTCGTCCCGGTCCTTGTAGCGGTTCTGCTCTACGAGGATGACCAGATGCGAGCCGGTCCGCTTCACCCGTTCCAGTTCTCTCCGGAAGCGCTCATGCTCGGTCGTGCAGTTCTTCGCCAGTTCCGCGATGTTCTGCTTCCGATCTATGACGAGCCCAGGGCGATGGTAGTCGCAGTAATCCCCGAAGAGCAGCTTGCTTCGTTCGTAGTCGATGCCGGCCTTTTCGAAGTAGGACAGGATCCCCTCGATCGCTTTTGGTTTTTCTCTTGTGTCTACAATAATGAATTTATAGTCATCCATTGGTCCGGCTTAGTTTTTCCTCCAGTATCCTGCATTTGATCTCAAGGTTTGTCCGGTCCTTCCGGAGCTGATCGTTCTCGGCTTCCAGCTCGTCGATCCGCTTCAGTGCCTGGACAACATTGAAGACGACCGGCTTCGTATACTCACTCATTATTCGTCCTCCTTGTATGGTTCCGGTAATGGCATCCATGCCGTAACGTCGCATAATAGATCGCAGTCTAAACCATTCCAATATGTATTCCCATCAAGATCATCCTCGTAAGTTCCGATCAGAACTGGCGGATCATCTTCGTCCTTGTTCTCTCTCCGTCCTGTTACAATCACAGGATCAGATAGAAGGAAATAATCCTCTGTGAGGATTCCCTGCATCCACGGATTATGAACGACCTGTACCGGGTGAGTATCCGGAAGTCTTTCTGTCACTGGTATCCACTTACTCATGCGATGCCCTCCTTCTTCATGTAGTTGCGGACGGTCTGCTCTGATACCTGCATCTCGTCAGCGATCTTGATCACAGACCAGCCAGCCTTACGAAGAGCTCCCAGCTTGCCGGTATCGAATGGCTTCCGGCCGGGCTTTGGTTTAGTCTGTTTTGGACGTGCCTCGCGCTCCATGGGCGCCGTCGGCTTCGAAGCTGGTTTCGGTTTCTCATCTTCGAAGGTATCAAGTATCACGATGATGCCCTGAGCGAGAGCCCAGTCCGCCTCGATCGAGTCCTTGCCGATATACTTAAGTAGTGTCTTTGCTATTGCTATCTTGTCCATTGTGTCCTCCTATGGCGTCGGCCCATTCTTTTACAGCCGTTTTGAGCGCCTGTATTTCCTTAATCAATACTTTTATCGACCGAGCGTCTATCTCTCGTGTGTGGCTAATTACGAAGCTCATGAGACAATCCTGTACGTCAGCACAATATCCGCTGACACGCTTATAGACGATTTTGCCCGGTTCCTTGCCCTTCTTTGTCTTGGTTTCCTGCTCGATCCAGCAGCAGAACGAGTCCCTCACGAGCCAGTACCCGCCTCCGATGTCTATTCTGCGTTCCATGACCTACCTCCTAAAATGGCACGTCATCCGGATCCAGTTCGTCCGGAGTTGCCGGGATGGACGGTTCGTCATGTTTCGCTGCGGATCCGTCGGCGTTTGTGTTCCTGTCGCAGAAGTCGAAGCCGTCAGCGGTCAGGCACCATGCGGTGCGTGTCTGATCGTTCTTCGGCTTGTAGCTTTCCATGCGGCCCCGGACGATGATCTGCGAGCCCTTCCGGAACCACTTCTCGACGGCGTCCGCTTTGGCACCGTAGAAGATGCAGTAGAACCAGTCCGTCTGATCACCGAAGTCCCTGGAGACACCGACCGATACGGTAGTCTTCGAGTATGGTCCCTTCTGTCCCTGTACGGTCTGCTTCTCCGGATCGCGTCCGCAGTAGCCGTGAATTGTGATGTGATTTAACATTGTGTCCTCCTGTTCTAACTAAGAACAAAATATGGAAATTGAAGCGGGGCGGCGAATGAGGTACTGACTGAACAGTAGTAGTTGCGTCTGCCAATTAAATGTAGTTTGGATTCTGTGAATATTAGAAGGTATATCAAATAAGGAGTTACCGCCCCGCCGTTAAACTATTTTGCTTCGTCTACCTCGTAGACTTCCGGACTTTCCAGCTGCTTCGTCGTCTTGCAGTAGTCGCACGATTCGCAGCGAATCGGCTCGACGTCTCCGCTCTTGATCAGATCAAAGCGCTCGATCTTGGCCTCGACCATCCGGAGCGCCGCGTCGAGGATATGCTGCGGGATCTGCAGGACCTTTACGTCCGGGATCCGTTCCTTCGTGACCGCGACCAGATAGAACGGCAGCGGCTCGGGCCGTCCGCTCGATATCTGCTCGACCTTCTGATAGACCGCTCCCTGCACGTCATAAGCCCATTTTTCGACCCAGGAACGCCGGGATCCATAGGAAGCATCCCAGACATCCTCGAACGCTTTAACTGTCTTTAGATCGACGATACGGGCCCCGTCGCATACGTCCATTTTTATCTTCCAGGGCACCCCGAAGAGCTCCGCAGTCCGGATGACCTGCTTCTCGCCCTGGAGATACTCGAGCATCAGCGGCTGCCGGTTTACGGCCTCGATGATCTCGTTCGCGTGCTGATACTTCGCCAGGAGCCCGCCGCCGCGCTTGCTCGTGATCTGGTCCCGATGCTCCTCGACGAACTCGTCCAGCGTGCCCGCGAAGTATGCGTCTACATAGGACCCGATCAGGAGCGCGTCCGTCTCCTCCCGGAAGTATTCGCCCTGCATCTCGGCGAGGGCTGCCGCCTCGCAAGTGTCGAACGACTTGAACTGCGAGACGGACCAATACGCTTGATTCATCAATCTGCTATGATAATTATCCGCGTTTAATCTCTCCATTATTCAGCCCTCCCCGTGATGATCTTCTCCTCAGCCGTGAGGATCTTGCAGAGCGCGATCGTCGCGTCCTCGTAGAGCTGCACCAGATCCGCCGGGAGCCCTCTCGTATTCGTGTAATTTATCTTGCGGTACCATTCCTCGAAGATCTGCGACGTGATCCGCTTCCGGTCCATCGCCTCGTATTTGTCCGGACCGACCGGATCGAAGAACAGCGGCGGCCGCTTCTCCTGGACGCCCAGGACCTCTCTGACATCAATTATATTTTTCATTGTGTACCTCCGTGATTGTTTCTACTTCTCCCCGTTGCTTTGCCTCCATTATCGCCGCGAACTCCTTCCTCATGACCAGGAAGGCGCCCTCCGCATGGTCTGCCAAAGACAGCGGGAGATTTGCCATGATCTCGGCAGCCTCGCGACCGATTTCCTTCGCGGATCCCTTGACGGTGAGCTCCAGCTTCGTCTCGTCGCCTTCCGTTATCGCTTTAATCTCAATCATCGCCGGCCTCCTCCGCTGCAGCATGAGCGCAATCATAGCAGAGATACTTCCCGAACTTCGTCAGCGCGTTGTTGGCGATCGCCTTCGCTTTGTAGCTCTTGCCGTCGATGGTTACGTCCGTGATCAGCTTGCCGCACTCCTCGCAGAAGAGCTCCTCCTGCTTCGGTGCGTAGTCTCTGACACGGATGCACTCCGTCGTCTGGCCGAATGCTGTGATCGTGGCCTTGTACAGGGCGATCTTCTTCTTCTCCCAGTTCTCCACCTTCGTGGATCCGACGGCGTTGCTGATCGCCTTTGCGTTGGTCGTGTTGCAGATCATCGGCTTATAGTCGCGCTCCATGAAGTGCACCGTCATCTTCTTCTCGCTTCCGCGCTCGTTCTGGACGTCGTTCCGTTCGACGTGGTCGATCGTGAGGACGGTGTCGCCGCTCTCGTTGAGATCCCACGATCCGAGGAAGTTCTTGTCCATGTACTTCCGGAAGTCTCCTGTTAATCTATCAGTCATCGTCTTCCTCCCATCTCGCAATAGTTAAGTCCAGCTCGTTCTCGCTGGTCGCCACCATAAACTGCAGCAGACCGACAAGCTGGTCCAGCGATTCGCACATGAACGGCGTATCTACTGTGATTCTGTTGTAGCGCTGAGTCTTCTCGTTGAATGTCCCCAGCGTTGACTTCTTAAGAGTCAGTTTATAAGACATTTGTGCCTCCCTTCTGCAGCATATACACGCCGTAACGTGCCCCGCTCTTCGTTTTCCTGTATGTTGTAGTAATTACGTGTCCCGACCTCCGGAGCTCCTCGATCCGCTTCGGAAGTGACATGATTCCGAGATCCGTCACGGCTTCCCGGACTGTCAGTTCGTTGTGGGACTGCAGCCAATTCAGGACGGCTGCTCTCTGTGATACCTTGTTAGCCATGTCGCACCTCCTACATCCCGTAAGCACTGAACGCAGTCCAGAGGAGGATCCCCCAGAAGATGATGCCAGTGATAGCGATCCGGCCGTAGTCGGCGATACTTCCTTCTCTTACTTTGTAACGCATAATTTGACCTCCCCATTGTTCAACATTTCGAATAACTTGTCGCAAGCGTGTGACGTTCTGTAAGTTGTCCCGTATTCAGTCCACGGGCATCCGCCCTGCTTGCATCTCAGATCTTCCGTTCCGTCTGCCTTATACGTCGGAACGAAGAACGGACAGTCCTGGCACGTCAGCCGGACTCCTTTCGCCTCGTACTCGTCGGACAATGTCTCCGGGACAGTCTCGTCTTCCATGTACTGGATCCGAGCGATCAGTCCTTCGAAGGTCACGGTCGGGTTCTTCCCCCGCAGCTCGATCAGTTTCTCATTAAGCTGCTCAGTTAATGTCTGGGCCGAGTCTGCTGCGACGATGGCGTACTGCTGATAGCTTCGTCTGATCATTAAAAAAATCACCTCTCTTTCCACAAGGTGATTTTGTATTATAGACTTATTAAATTAGTTCAGAGAGGTCCCCTATTAGATGGGAATTTGAAGATTACTTTTCTTTATGATTATCGGAATAGTTATCCTTCTTTTAATACGGTTCGCCGAATTGCGGACCGTCCCCTCTCTTGTCTGTATTTTGTTGTAAATCACCTTGTACGAGAATTATAGACCACATGGTCTTGTGTTGTCAATAAAATCTTGTTAAGATGATACCGGCAATAATTCGGCGCTGACTGATCCGTCGGAGCACGGCGCGTCTGTGACCCTTTTCGCCGGCGCGCCTATTGTCCTATAGAGGTATATCAAAATGTCAACAAAAGAAAAACTGTACTATCTGCTGATAGCTGTCCTTTGCGTGGTATCGGTCGTGTTTGCTGTCCTGGATTATAACAGAGGACTCACCCGCCCCGAACAGATCGCAGACTGGATCATATATGCCTATTTCGTCATAGACTACGTGGTCCGCTTCATCATCGCTGATAACAAACGAGCGTTCTTCAAAGAGAACATCTTCGACCTGATCGCGATCATCCCGGTCAACTCCGCCATGAGGGTCTTCCGTTTGGCCCGGTTCGTCAAGCTGCTCCGTTTGGTGAAGCTCTTCCGAATCGGTGCCCTCTCCGCGAGGCTTGGGAAACGTTCCGAGAAATTCTTAGATACAAATGGATTCAAATATGTCCTTATGATCTGCGCGATAGCGATCTTGCTGTCAGCTGTCGCCATGACATACTTTGAGAATATGAGTTTCCCGGACGCGCTCTGGTGGTCATTCGTCACGGCAACGACAGTCGGATACGGAGATCTCTCTCCTGCATCTGGGGCCGGAAGAATTATCGCCTGTATGCTGATGATCGTCGGGATCGGCCTGATCGGATCCTTAACCAGTACGATCACGGCGTTCTTCCTCCGGGACAATAACAAGGAACCCAGCTCGGAACGTGTCAACATGGTCATACAGATGTATGACCTGCTGAACGACGAAGAAAAGGAACAATTCAAAGAGACTATTAAATAACAAGCAAAAAACCCGAGGCAGATCGCCCCGGGTTTATGCTTTCCCTTAGTAGGAGGACCACTAAATGGATACTATATAAAAGGGTCCGCCCACGGCACGAAAACGACCAAATATAACTTTAGTTACTTGATTACACGCGCGAACCCTTCTATAACATAGTTATTATTTAATTTCATCGACTTTTTTATAAAGCGTTTTAATATCGTTCTCTATAACAGGGATCCGGCGGGCGAAGTCGTTATGCTCCCGGACCTCCCTGGTAAGCTCTTCGATCTTCTCGTCTGTTACTGCGTCGTGCGCGTTATTGGAGATCAGGACGCCGATCAGAGTGATCGCTCCGGTTATTATTGCTATAATTATTCCCTCGGTCAGCATTTAGATCACCCCCTATTTTTTAGCTGCTTTCATTTTGGCAATAGTAGCAGCATCGACCCGACCGGACTGCGTGAGCCCGACGGCCTTCTGGAACGCTTTGACCGCCTTGGCTGTTGCATCGTTGAACGTGAAGCCAAAGCCACCCTTGTAGTACCCCGCCCATTTGAGGAACTTCTGGATCCGGTACACATCGAGTCCGTAGTCGCCTTTCTGATAGTAGGTCCTGACCGCTCCGAGCGGCGTGTAGCATTTGTAATACTTCCACTTGCTTGGTTTCTGCGTCACGGCTTTCGAATCCATGACTGCGTAGGTGCCGCCCAGTTTCTTGTAGTGACTGTTCGCGATGTACTTCGTGCCCTTGACCTTGCCGGTCTTCTTGTCGATCGAATACTTGACCACGATCACGAACGTGTGACCGCTGTAGTCCTTCCGTCCTCTCTGGACGATATCGCCGGCCTTGAAGTCCGCAGCCTTGTAGTGTCCGTTGCTTTTGAGCTGCTTCGTCATCTTCGGCATCTGCTTCAGCTGGTTCTTCAGGTCTTTCGGGACGTGGATCCTAACGAGGCCCAGCACCGTTCCTGTCAGGATATCGCAGCAGGCCCCGACCCTCTGTTTCTTGTTCGGCCAGGACTTGTGCTTCGGGTACGCCTTGTCGATGCCCTGAGAGTATGCAGCGACCGGCTTGCCTTTCTTGTAGGTGTATTTCTTCTGCGGCGTCCCGTACGGCCAGCACATTTGGATCGCCAGACCGTTTATGATCTTGGCGTTCGTATTCGGCTCCGGGAATGTGCCTGGATACGCCTGTTTCTTCTTTGCTGCCGGTTTCGCAGCTGGTGTCTTTGTGGTGGTTGCTGGTTTCGTGGTGGTCGCCTCCTTTTTCGCCTTGTAGGTGTTTGCCCGTTCCAGGGACTTCGGTCCGAACTCTCCGTCTGCTGTGAGCCCTTCCGTCATCTGGTAGGACATGATGGCCGCCTCGGTGTTCTTTCCACATTCGCCGTCCTCGTCCAGTTTCCAGCCTGGATGGTACCAGTTGAGGAACTTCTGAACCTTGAGCACGTGGCTCCCCTTGCTTCCGCGTTTGACGAGCTTGTTTATCAGAGCGATGCTGTGCGTCCCGGTAGGCTTGGTCACCTTCTTGACGTCCAGGACGTTACCGAAGCACCAGCAGACGAACGTGCAGCACCAGAACGCGGAGACGTTCCGCCCATAGAACCAGCGGTTATACTTGACCTTATTGGATCCTGCCGGACTTTCTTTGATGCCGACCTCGGCCAGGGCCGTAGCGACCACCATCTGGGCCGTGACTGTCTTCGTGTACTTCGGCCGGACATATCCGAGAATACTGCCGGACCTCTTCCGGTTCTGGACTTGTCCGCCATTGGTGTCGCTTCCGGATCCGGTGTTTCCTTCGACGGCTCGGATGTAGTTCTTCGATACCTGGACAACAATTCCGATATGGTCCGGGGTTCCGTTTCCGTTGAAGTCGTAAAGAACCAGATCGCCTGGTTTCTGGCTCCCCTTTTTGACCGTCATGCCGAGCCTCTTGGCGTAGTTCCACATGGTCGGGCAGCCGTCCGTCTTGATTGGGATGATCCCGAGAGCATTAATCGTCATCGTATTCCTCCTCGATTTCGTCGTCGTCCGGATCTTCCTCGCCTTCCAGCTCGTTATGTAAGTATCGTGCATAGTCCACTTCCGGGAGCCCCGTCGCGACCGACGTCAGCAGAGACAGGATCCCGGCGAGGATCGAGGCCGAGACGATCAGTTTCCAGTCGACGTCACCCAGGCGGATCACTCCGTCCACGGCGATCAGAGACGCTGCCGTCTGCGCGATCGTCCTCGCCATTCTGATCAGCGCGCATTTGATAAAATTGCTCATCTGTTTCCTCCTAACCCATTTTGTAAATATAAAACGAAAAAAACCCATAACTCGGCGTTAATGATGATGTGTTTCCTTGAAGCTTTCCGCCACTAACTCTGAACGCTGCGGGTCTTAGATAGTTTCCGTCCGTGTTTACGTATGTCATGCCGGCAACGAAGTTCAACGTAGGAGTCCCTGCCGGGAGCGTTGCGATGTCTATATAACCATTTGTCGGGCTCGTTCTTCTGATATTAAGTACCCCAACAATCGCAAGGTCTCCGATCATTGTGAAGACAACGGTCCCACTATCCCAGTTGTTATTGTCAAGAGTCAGCGCCTGCCGATTAGCACTTAAAAGATTTAATATATTTGCGATGCTCTGATCGTTCGCATAGATGCCGTCCTCGATATGGTTCAGGTTTATTGCATCGATCGCCGGCGGGCCTCCGTTGACCCAGTTTGTTTTTGTATATGCCATTTCTACCTCCTATAATGCGGAATCGAACGCCGCCTCGATTTTATTAAGGTTTGCGTAATGCGTTGAGAACGTGATCGTCGGGTCTATCGTCTGAGCCGCCTCGACCAGAGCGATCCATTCGTCCTCCCTGACGATATCTCCCTGCTGGTAGACCATCCGCCCCGGTGCGTATGTATCGACCGCGAGCGCTCCGTTCCGGACCATCCGGGTCATATCTGCTGCGGTCGTGTAGGATCCCGGTCCCCGGTTTGTTACTGCCGGGACCGGATCGTACCATGGCGACCAGGAAACATTATGATTGTTTGCGGTCGCTGCAAGATACCCGCATAATGTTTGATCGCCGTACAGGGTTATAGGTTTGACTGTATCCCGGAACATATACCCTCGATTATAGCTCGAGATCGAAGTCGGTCTGACTATCATTTCTCCCGTCATGTTAACGCATCCGTCATACATATAGTCGACGGCCGTGACATCTTCATGAATTGAAACCGGATAAAGTATCGACTCGCAGGCATCATAAAAATGATTTAAGTCCGTGATTTCGTGCGGTATAGTGGCAGGTATCAGCATCGAATGACAAGAATCGAGCGGCGCATCGCACTTCATCCTCGGCAGAGGCGGTGCTACTAATATCGCGGTCGCTGAATACATAGCATCACATCGCACGATCGTTTCGACCGGCGGAGCTTTTGGCAAGGCGAGCGCGTAACTGTTCGGGTTAAAACAGCCCCACAAATCTATTTTATTTATTGGCGTTCCTACGACCGCCTGGACCTCCTCCAACGTCGGGATCGGACTAAAATGTAAAATTGATGGATCGTCATCTCTGGCACAGGCATATCCGACTGTCTCTCCTCCGACCGTACGAGTCCCGACGGTATACTCTCTAATTGTTGCCATTATACTGTCCCCTTCCTGGCTCTGATTTTCGAGGACAGTCCTCCGCCCTCTCCATGCTCCAGCGTGACCGAGTCGACCGTCATGGTCTCCCATGTTTTGACCATCTGCCGACCATATTTATAAGCGCCATCCGGATACAAGTCCTCCGCAGGATACAGGTCGATCTCCGGCCATAGTCCGCTGATCGGGATCATCACGTCCACCCAGGTCGCGATCTCTACGTTGAGGACGTCTCTCGGCTGGATGTGAGGATTCCCTCGATATGTGAACTCGTAACAAATATTGGACCGCTTAATTACTTCAGCGAGCGAGAGCTTTGTCAGAGACTGACTGTCGTCCAAAACAAATAGAGGGAAATCATAATCGAACCTATACGTCTCTCCCTGTCCGGATCCGTTAACAGTATAAGGGTTATTTGCGTCGATCAGATCCGAGAGCATTTCATAGCCGCCTACTGTATACGTAGTAGATGCTGCAGCTTTAAATTTGAACAGACTGCAGTTGATTTCCTCCGAAGACGTCGGCGTCGGGTTGATCCAGATATTGTTATACGGAATCGGAGGATCAAGCTCGACAAAATAGGTTTTCCCGGACGTCGTTTTTACTTCTTCGACATTATCGTTATATTGCATATAATAATCCGGCAGGACCATCTGCAGCTTGTTTTTATTGTTTTCTACAATAACGTCGAACTCTCCGATCTCATCCGCGTATATGGTCCAATTTCTGCCGACCGCTCCGAACGTCAGCGTCGGCCGTCCTGCGTCGACGTATGTGACGCGGAAATAATTCTCGTTACGTAGGAGCCCTGTATACTCCGATATGATAGATCGCGCTGCCTTTGCATCGTATAACATTTCCTGGCTGCCGGCGTATAATTGAGGCGGAGCTCCGACCTCCTCATATGTTATCGACGCCAGCGCCGCCCGGATCCGCTTTCCGACCACGTAGTCCAGATCCCAGCCCGCTCCATAATTGTCGCAGTCGACCGGGACCTCCACGTTCTCCAGAAGCATCGAGGCGTCCTGTCCTTTTATGGTCAGGATATTATCGTCCCATGATATCGTCTCTGATAGATAAAACTTCCTGAGTTGAGACATATCTCCAACATATCCCGCGATATACCAGATCGGCTCCCCGGTCGGGATATATCCGATGATATCCGTATAATCCGTCGTCTCGTACGCCTGGATCTCGATGCTGCTGACCTCCAGCTCCCCGCCGATTTCCGTATTGACCGAACGCAGATCAAGGTTAACGCTCAGCAGATTTTCATTACTCCATAACCAAGCATGACCGAGATATATGCCGACGATATAAGCCCGCTCGCCTGGCGTCCATGTATCGAGCTCGATCGTCGCGCTGCCGCCCAGCCACGTCGGTTTAACATAGACGACCCGCTTGTCGCCATGCTGACCCATTACATCCAGCGTAACATACTCCCAGGCTTTACCGGCCGCGATCGTTACCCCGAACGGAGTGCTGAACGTCCCATCCGCTCGAGCAACGTCCTCCGATATGTAACCGTAACGGAACGAATCACTTTCGGTCCTCATTGGAACGGCGTCTCCATTATTAAGAAAGCCGGACCCAGCGAGATCCATAACGGTCTCCGTGATCATGCCCCGGTCAAGGTTTGCAAGTCCAATATAGTCCGAATCATTCCCGAAAGGCGTCACGCTCGTCGGTTCGTCGCTTGTTTCCTGAAGACCGCACTCGACGCGGAGAGCTCTGCGTAAATGTTTCCTATTTTCATCGATTATTGTTGCCATTTATTGATCCTCGTAGCAGTCCGGGAAGGATAGCGTGATCGAGACGTTCTTCCAGACAGTCATGTTCCGATGGAATATCGGTGTTTTAACATTTGCGCGGCCTTTGAGTACCGCATTGACGGTGTGATCCGTTCCGTCTATATCCTTAAATGTGACCTGGAACGACGGAGACGCAATCGCAGCCAGGAGGTTCTGGAGATCTCCGTTCAGGAGCGTCCCCCAGGTGAGCTCCATGTCTGCATACCTCCACCCGTTGATATCCGCAACGACCTTCCCGGTCAGCGTCGTCATTTCATTAACGATGTTCGGCACCTTCTGAGGCGTGAAGTCGTTCGGGTATGGGATGTCGTACCCGTTTATATTGATATACGAAAGCCATGGTTTCATATTATGCCTCCATTATCAGTTTGCCTTGTTTGTTCAGCTTGAAGATTTCTGTTGCGACCCTCGTGGATCCAAGATTGACCTGGACGACGAGTTCCCCGTTTCCGCCGGTATTCGCTGCATTCATGGCCGTAAGCATGGCTGCGATGAGCTGGCTGTTCGATGCTGCAATCATAGACTGCAGCTTATCGATCGGCAGGACAGCCTCCGGACCAGCTTCTCCGACACCGATGACCCTCGGGCTGTTAAAAATACCGCCCTGAGCGTACCAGTCAATCCCAAGCGATGGGATAATGCCGTCGAGCAGATCCCCAAGTTGCCAACCCTTTGGATGAATCGCAAAGTGAGGGAGTTTGATATGCGGCAGCTTGACCTTGAACTGGAAAAAGCTCTTGATCTTGTCGATGACTTTCTTGACGAAGTCCATAGCTGCCTTTATTGGTTTAGTTATCGCATTTTTGATTCCGTTCCAGACCTTGCCCGCGACATTTTTGATCTTGTCCCAATTCTTATAGAGCAAGACTCCCGCTGCGATTACAGCAGCAATACCGGCAACTATAAGAGCAATAGGACCGAGCGCTATCGTCTCAGCTGCAGCCATCGCTGTAAAAGCTGTTACAAGCGTTCCGATTGCACTTACCAGCGCTCCGATGAAGATCAGGAGCGGACCGCCGATGGTGAGGATTGCTGTGAGAGCTACTGCGATCTTTGAGATGATTGGATGCTCTTCGATGAAAGAGACAAGCTGCTCGATCTTCGGTACCAGCTTCTCCGACATCCAGTCTGCAACGTCTCCGAGTATTGGAAGAAGAATGTGTCCGAGTCTTTCGCCGATGTCCCCCATCGTGTTACGGACCTGCGCGAGCTTTCCTTCGTCGGTTTCTGCAAATACTTTGTTCATGTTGCCGACGTTCTGCGTTACGACCTCGGACAGCATGGCAGCCTTTTCTTCCTCAGTTCCGTACTTGAGGACCTGTTCCTGGGCCTCTGTGAACGATATACCGACCTTCTTAAGTGCTCCGGTCTGTCCCATCATCGCCTTGCCGAACAGGTTCGCGATGCTCGTCGCGTCTTCTGCTGTAGCGTTTACGCCCTTCTGCTGGACGAGCAGGTTGTCCATGGCCGGTAGCAGCTTGTTGACCGTACTCGGCATTTTTGCGTAAGTAGCTAACTGCTGAGCCCCGGACAAAGTTACCTCGTCACCGATGACGCCCTGCTTCTGGAGAGCGGACGCCAGTTCCATGGTCGACTGTGCTGCCTGTTTGTTGACGCCCATCCTGGTCTTATAAATCTCGATCAGCTTTGTCTCGGCCTGCTCCTGTGTCGCGTTCATTTCCAGAAGCTTCTTCCCGGCCATGACCATGGCACCGCCGCCGATTGTCGCGTACATACCAGCGTTCCTCATGTTCTGGCCCGCTGTCTTGAACGCTTCTCCCATCTTCGTGATGTTGGCGTACTGGACCTTTTTGAGCTCGGTATTGTAGTGCTTAAGTTTTGACTCTGCCTCGATGATATTTCTCCGGACCTGCATCCACTCTGCCGACTGTTCTGACACATTCTGGGCCTTGAGTTGTTGCTCTGCTGCCTTGAACTGTTTGAGCTGGTTCTCTGTCGTGTCGATTTTCTGTCCCAGGAGCGTGAACTTCTGGCGCAGCAGTTCCGCGTTGTTCGGGTTGAACTTGAGAGAGTTGTTAACCTCTCTGAGCTGCTGGTCGATGGACTTCGACTCGCTCTTGATTTGACGCAGCGCTTTATCGAGTTTGGTTGTATCACCATTGAATTGGATGGTGATTCCCTTTATTGTTCCCGCCATGGTTTAGTCCTTATCCAAAAAATGCGTTAATATCTGCTTGTGTTGCTCGCCGTCTGGTTTTCCCGTTTTTATCGCCTTCTGCCCTCTTCTGACGTTCGTTAAAGTCGATGCAAAAGTCAACGAGCTGTCCAATCTGCATCCGGCGGATATCCGCCATCGTCAGACCGCGCTCAATCCCGGCGAGTATTATTTCGTTTAATGTGACGGCTGGAGAGTTTTTACGATCTCGTCCTTTGCCTTCTCCAGCCTCGGCAAGTTTTTTGATGACGCGAACCCTTGGATGATCATTCCGTAAACTTCCGGAATAACCACATCCAGCGGGAACGTGTCGAACTGCCGGATCCATTTCTTCGGCTCCGGTATCTCCGGATCCGCGTTCTTTGCCAGCGCCCAGGTCACGTTATAGACCAGCTTCACGATCTCCGACTGGTAGATCGGCGCGAGGATCTCTACGGCCCGCCCCTGGATTGCTTCTGCAAATGATCTTACATTTACGTCCGTACCAGCTTCTGCAAGAATTGCAGCAAATGCCTCGGTTACGGATGCAGCGAGCGGCAGAACTACCGGAAGGATGTCCTCTCCAAACTGGTCCTGATATTCCATCGCCCAGGCTGCGTTGTTGTTCAGTTTGACGTCAATGTCGCCAATCGTTATGGTTTTTTCCATTTGTGTTTCCTCCTATTACAAAAAAGGCGGAGCGAAGCGCCCCGCCTCTCTCGTCTCTTATGACTCCGATTCGAGTTCCGGAGCGCTCGGGTTTGTGAACAGCGTATCGTACTCTGTATCATCCGATGTGAATACAGCCATTCTCACACCGCTCTCGTTGTCGCCGTTGCATGTGACAGGGATTGTCTCTGTTACAGGCTCCTTGTTCTCCCCGATGGTCTCGTATGATCTTCCGATCGGACCCAGCGAACAGTTGTAGAAAGCAACCCTTCTGCTTTCCTTGTCGCCTTCGACCTGGAACAAGATGCACACCTTCGGCTTCTTGGCGTTCTTTACGCTCGCCAGTCCGCCATTCGCAAGGTGTCTGTAACCAAGGAACTTGACCTTGAAGTCGTCGTCAAAGATCTCGACGCCGAGATCTCCGGAGATCGGTCCCTCCGTGTACTCTGACCAGTAGTCAATGTTGTCCGCGTAATCGATGTTGTCCTCTGCGTCCTGTTCCGGCGAGAAGCTCTTCGCGCCCTTCTGGTGGTACGGAGTGCCGAGGGTTACGTTCCCCTCTCCATCGTCCTCGTATGTGCAGACGTGGAGCTGGCTGATACCAAATTCAACTAAATTGGCCATCTTTACCTCCTAAATCTGGTAGTAGATAACGAAGACGTCCTCATCCTCGATGTAGACGTCCTCGCTCTTCGTGTAGTTGTAGCCGTTACCCAGGAGTGCGTCCTCGATCGCGGCCTCGTTTCTTTCGTTTTTCTTTGTGAAGTAATACTCTACTTGATAACGGTTTTCTCTCCAAATGTGCGTATTATCCGCGTCATCATAGTCCTGGCCTTCGCCGATGTACGCAATATAAGGTGGCTTGACCGGGTTTTTAAAATGACTGTATACGCATGGGATCCCCGTACGCTGTAGTGTTTCGTATATGGTTGCCATTATTCCAGCTCCCTCTTGATTTTTTCCGGAAGGTCATCGGCAGCCCATTCTTCGACTGGTGCGATGTGCTTGATGCCGTTTGTCCTGCCGTAGGTGCCTTTACCGTTGCGGATGACATGACCGTTCTCGAGCAGGTGGGTCAGTTGGTAGTTCGTCTTATTGTGGACCGTGACCTCGTCGATACCGTTGCGGCCTTTGACCGTTTTCTTGGCCCAGCCCTCCGCGTATCTCCTCCGATGCGGCGTTCCCTTTGGCGACGTGTTTTTCAGTTTCCGAACCGCTTCTGCTGAGGTCTTTCCGATTGCATCATCTGTCGCTTTCTTGACCTCTTTGGAATAGCTGTCCAGGACTCTTTCCATCTGGACCGCGACGCTCATGGTGTTAGCTGCCATCGCTGTCACTCTCCTCTTCTGGATCCGGCACGTTCTGGCCGACCCTCTCCTCGCAAACCAAAGAGATCTTATCCCGCTGGGCGTTCCAGTCGACCCGGATAATCGTGTAGTCTTTTCCATCGTACTCAATGACTTCTTCGTCGCTATAATCCGCGCGGTTTGCAATATCGAATACGATTGACGGTTTTAGCCCGATCCTTGCTGCCTCATATCTCTCCGACGCGTATACACTTCTACTCTGGACATATACCTTCGTTTCCGTGATGCTTGGAATCTCGTTCCCTGCCTCGTCGAAAGTCGGCGGTCCGTATGCTTTAAGTGTTGCCACTCCGTCATACATTGCCATCACCCCAGTCAGTGTATCCAGTCGCATTAGAGAGCTGGGCCTTCTGCTCGTCGTAGGATCTCTTCAGCCGGTCATAGTCTTCCGGAAGCCCGAACGACATTTTGCAATAGGTGATTATTGCCCTGGTCACGATCGGATCGTCTTCGCCTGGATCGGACTCATCCGGATCCGGCTGTTCCTCCAGCTTGACCCCGGCAATGCCGAGATCTTGGGCTGCAGCAATAATCAGATCCTTGAGCTCATCATCGAACGCATCCGTCGAGATCCTGAGCGCCATTTTTACCTTTTCAAGCATTTGGTTTACCTCACAGAAAGAGGCGACCCATGAAGAGCCGCCTCGGTGTTAGCGTCTTTTATGACTCGGACTCTGCCTCGATGTAAGCAGCAGCCTGGGTCTTTCTCAGGCAGCCTTCCGCTCTCATGTAGCCGCCGATGATGAACTGAGCGTTCTTCGCGTCTCTCTCGGACTCGACCAGCGTGTCATGGATGACGTTCAGTACGTACAGGCTCGGATCTACGACGACAACACACTCTGCAGCGTTGTCCTTCTTGACTTCGCATCCGAGAGTCGTGCCGATGTTGAACGGTGAACCGCTCTTGATCGCGCCGACGATCTCATAGTATGCAGCAGCCGGAGCATAGATTACAGGGTTATTTG